TAATACTGGTTCTGGTGGAGGCTCGGCTGGCGTAAGCGGCGGCTCAACTTCAGCGGGCGGTGCTTCTGGCGGTTACATTGAAGCATTGATTTCCTCCCCTTCTGCTTCTTACTCATACGCAGTTGGCGCGGCTGGAACAGCAGGAGCGGCTGGAACGGGCGCGTCAGGTAATTTTGCGGGAGCCGCTGGTGGTTCTGGCGTAATCATCGTCACTGCTTACTTTTAAGGAACAACCATGCAACGATATGCAATTGTTAAAGATGGCGTTGTTTTGAACGCTGTGGAGTATGCAGAACAGCCAGTAGGCACGCCTGACGGGTGTGAAGAGGGCGCAGTAGCAATCCCAGAACTTTGGGCATCACCCGGCTGGGCTTACGCAAACGGCGTCTTCACTGACCCGAATCCCCCTGCGCCGTCCAACATACCAATAATTTAAGGGCGAACCGCTGGCTCATAACAGCGGAAATTTTTAAGGAAAATGGCAATGGAAAAACTTACTCTTTCAACACAACTGGTGAACGGCATTCTCCAGTATTTGGGTACGCAACCCTATACGCAAGTTGCTCAATTGATTCAGGGCATTCAACAGGAAGCCCAAGCACAAGCTGCACCGCAGGTTCAAGAAGAAAAGAAAGAGTCGCCGTGACAAACGAGAACATTGAGGAAATCTGCGAGAAGCTTTCCGTGGCTATGGTGAAGGCTTTGCAACAGTCCCGCAGTGTCTCTGATTCTGAGCATTACGACCATCATCTGTGGGTGCAGACCCACATAGAGAAGGAAAAGACCCGTACCGCCTTTTACAAGATGATGATCGAGCATGTGGCTAAGTATGGTGCAATATCAATCGTTACTGGACTTTTTTACGCAGTATGGTTGTTCCTGAAGCACGAACTTCAAAAATAGGAGATAGATATGGGCTGGCTTAGAAAGCGTTTTGGTGAACCCTCCACAATGGCTGGGCTGGGTGTTGTTTTCGCAATCGCAATTCCGATGGTTCCCCCGCAATACCAGATGCTGGCTCAAGGCATCGCTGCTGCTCTTGGTTTGGGTGGTGCTGTCAAGGCTGATCCGGGTAACAAGTGAAAGACAGGGTTATCTCTGCCGTCACCGTGATGGTAAGCGTTACGCTTTGCGTAATCTTATTATCTATGGTGGGCGTAATGTGTGTTGGCCTTTTCACACCGGACGTTGACAACAGCGAGATATTTTCTCTTATCAGCCCTGCGTTTCAGACGATTGTCGGCGGTTTCATTGGATTATTGGCTGGCATGAAGTTTCGAGAGAGTGAAGATGAAAGATAACTTCGCCAAGTCCTTGGCTACCACCCTCCACCATGAGGGTGGGTTTTCCAACCATCCACAAGACCCCGGTGGGATGACCAATCTTGGTGTTACCAAGAAGGCATGGGAGGCTTGGAAGAAGGAGCCTGTAACCGAAGAGGAGATGCGAGAGCTAACCCCTGCAACGGTTGCCCCTTTCTACAAGGAAATGTATTGGGACTTGGCAAGGTGCGACGATCTTCCCGATGGGGTGGATTACTGCGTCTTTGATGCGGCTGTGAATAGTGGGGTAAGCCGCTCAGTCAAGTGGCTACAACAGTGCGTAGGAGCCAATCCAGACGGTCAGATAGGGCCAAAAACGCTTGCTGCCGTGGCCGAGAAAGACCCGGAAAAACTGGTAGAAATGCTGATAGAGCAGCGTCTATTGTTCCTGCAGTCTCTAGCCACATGGGGAACCTTTGGGCGTGGATGGGGTAAGCGAGTGGTAGCAGTACGTCATACGGCATTGGATATTTCTAAAGCTTAATTTCATTGACAAAACTGGCGTCACAGTATTTACTTAAATGATTGACAAGATAGGAAAATCTTCATGACCACGGCCTCTGTCATGACCTATGATTCTTTGGTCGAGAACATCCAGTCCTATCTGGAAAGAACAGACACGGCTACCCTTGAGAAGATTCCTCTTTTCATCATGCTGTGCGAGCAGGATATTGCTGCCCAGATCAAGTTTCTTGGAAATTTGACTGTAGTTACAAGCACGATGGTTCAAAACCAGCCAGTGATTGACAAGCCTGCCCGCTGGCACAAGACCGTGAGCATGAACGTAACCGTTGCTGGCGAGCGATATCCTGTGTTGCTGAGAAAGTATGAGTATTTGCGCGAATACTGGCCTGATTCAACGCAAACTGACAGACCAAAGTATTACGCTGATTATGATTACACTCACTGGCTGGTAGCTCCAACTCCGGCGTCTGACTATGCCTATGAGGTCTTGTATTACGAGCGAATTCAACCTTTGGATTCTTCAAATCAGACCAACTGGTTCACGATCTATGCTCCTCAAGCGCTTTTGTACGGATCGTTGTTGCAGGCCATGCCTTTTCTGAAGAATGATGAGCGGATGCCCATGTGGCAATCCAACTATGATCGAATCATCGCCACTTTGAAATCAGAGGATGTTCAAAGAATCGGTGATCGACAGGCTAACGTCTTGGATACTTAATATGAGCTTCAATAGTCCATTTACCGGGAACGTCATTCAGCCTACTGATGTTTCGTTCCGAGAAATAACTTTATCTGCAAACACGCAGCTTGCATGGCCCATCAATGGAAATGTTGATGGTGATTATGCGGCTAGGATCATGCAGGTTACGGCTGACGCTGCAAGCCTTGAGCTTTGGATGCCGCCTGCAAATCAGACATCTGTTGGTACAGATGCACTGATCAGGAACGTAGGATCTGAGACGTTTGAAGTAAAAGATTATACCGGCGATTCGTCTATTTGCACTATTTTGGCAGGAGAGTCTAAGTATATTTACATAACAGACAATCCGGACGAATACGGTACTTGGGGAATTATTGCGTTTGGTGTTGGTTCTTCTAATGCCGATGCGGTAACACTTGCTGGATATGGCCTCAAAGCGATTGGAACGACCCTAAATCAATCTTCTCCGGTCAACCTGTTCTCCAATGACTACACGGCTCTTGATGCTGATAGGGCGTCCCTGTACGTTTGGACGGGTGGCGCTGGAACCCTTACGCTCCCACTTGGTTCTACGGTGGGAAATGATTGGTTCATGCAGGTTAGGAATTCAGGGACAGGTCTTTTGACCGTTGATTGTCAAAGCACAGATACGTTTAACGGATCTGTTTCTGTTGACCTTCAGCAAAGTGACTCCTGTTTCATTGCTTGTGCTGGTGGTCAGTTTTACTCTGTTGGTCTTGGAAAAAACACTCAGTTCAATTTTTCTCAGTTCACCAAACAGGTGACTTCAGGAACTTATACTCTGACCAGTTCTGAGGCATCAAACGTCATTCAGAAGTACACCGGAACTTTGACCGGGAACGTGATCATCATTGTTCCGCCAACTGTTCAGGTTTATTACATCCAGAATGCCACTGATGGAACTGTGGCGAATTACACCGTCACGATCAGCACAAATACTGGCGGTGGAGATGCGACGATTGATTCAAACCAGCAGGCCACGCTGATTTGCGATTCGTCTAACCTTGTGAACGCCAACACCACTTTGGCTGGATCGACATCAATCGGTTTGATCAATGGTTCCGTAAGCTCTCCAGCCTTGTATTTTTCCGCAGAGCCAACCACAGGCGTTTATCGAGCCGGTATTGGTCAGTGGGATGTATCTATTCTTGGTGTGAATAGGCTAGCAGTAACTGCGTCTGGGACTTCAGTAACCGGGAACAGTGCAGCAACTGGAACTGGAAACTTTATTGGTGGCGTCTTTGGCGGGACGTTCTAAATGACCAAGAAGGTCTTTTCTCTGGACACAAAGCCCGGGATTCAACGCGATGGAACTGTGCTGGATAAGCAGTTTTACAGTGCTGGAGAGTGGGTTAGGTTTCAACGTGGAAGGCCAAGAAAGATTGGCGGTTATCGTCAGATGACAAATGCCATTCAAGGGTATTCGCGTGGAATTTATGTAGATTCTCAGGATGGAGTGAACAGGATATTCAACGGCTACAACAATGGCGTTGAAAGGTTTGAATGTAACAACAATGGGATCGGTGCGGGTATCACAGAGTATGACATGACCGCAGCCCCCATACTTACATTAACGAACCTGATCGGTGGGTCTGGTTATGCAAATGCAACTTATACATCCATTCCTCTAACGGGAGGTTCTGGAACTGGGGCAGTAGCAACAATTGTCGTTTCTGGCGCATCTGTATCTACTGTCACGTTGACCACCACAGGAAACGGATATCTGGCTGGTGATGTTCTTGCTGCGAACAATGCTTCTATTGGCGGCGGAACGGGATTTTCAATTGACGTTGATACGGTGAATTCAAAGTTCACTGCTTCTAATTTAAATCTTTGGCAGTTTGATGGTTTTTTTGATGCTACTGGTGGTAATGATAATTTGATACTTGCCCACCCCGGTCAAAATCTGGCTGAAATTGATAGCACAACAGCGACAACGGTGATGGCTGGCTCTCCCGGTGGGTCAACCATGTATCCCTTGCAAGACACTTCAGGGGCATCACCCACAGGGGATTACATTGAGGTATCTGGCGGGGTAGTTTCTATTCATCCGTATGTTTTCGTCTATGGTGATAACGGACTTATCAAAAACTGCTCTGCAGGGAATGTCTTTGACTGGAACGGAGCGGAC